AATGTGACGTTGTATTCGTCCATGTAGGTCTGTGCCAGCAGGTAGAAGTCGTCGGCGCAGTAGACGCTGACCGTGTTCAAGCCGCCTAGCGCAAAGTTGTAGTCGTAATTGACGACATAGCCTTTGAACAGGTATTCCAGTACGTTGCTGGCGTTGTAGCGGCCGAGGCGTACGCGGCGCATAGGTGCCAAGCCGGGCACGTTGGCGTTGGCGTCGTAGTACGGGCTTGAGGTGTCAAACGGGTTGAAGATGCCGTCAGCAAGCGTGTCATTGAGTGTGAACGTCATGGTGCCTGCGCTGAATTGGTCGCCCTGATCCTTGCGACCTCGACGCACCGCAATGTTTAGAGTGCCGTCGGTGACGTCAGCAAACTGGGTAGTGCCGTCCAGCACGTACGTCGTGTTGTCTAAAACGCCTTTAGTGCTGTCGTCAAGCGTGAAAGCATCAACCGTAAAACCTGCGTCAATTTCAAGCAGGTAATTGCCTGATTGAACGATTGCTGTGCCGGGCATCAGACGTACCCGCTGACCTCAATGCGCGCCGGGCCAGCTGATCGGTTGTAGGCGCGGATGCTGTCTACGACGGCCTGCCCAATCTCGGCGCTGGTTGCTAGACCGCCGTTGACGTTCACGGTGATGTTGTCCAGCATGGCGTTACGAGCGCTTGACGTGAACGGGTTGCTGGCGATGCCTGCCCCCAACATGTTCGGAGCTTCCATGATTTGTCGGACGGATGCGCCCCCGCCGCCACCGCCCCCGCCAGCCACGCTAGGAGCCGCTACAACGACCGCAGACCCGGTGGATGAGGGAATAGGCACCCCAAGGTTTTTGTCGCCTCCTACGGCCGCTACGGACGCGCTGGAGCCACCGCCACCAATCTTGCCCATTTCGGGGATGGTGAAGCCTTTGCCGCCGATGCCTGGCACCCAGTCAGGGATCTCGAATGACAGGCCGCCAAGGGTTGAGTTCCATACGTCGGCGATCGTGTTTATGATGCGCGTCCACACGTTGAGCATCGTGTTTAGGTACCCGGACACAAAGTCGACCATGACTTTGACGCCGACTTTGACGGCGCTAAATACGGCGTCTACCACTTTTCTAAAACCCTCAAACTTGGCGTATGCGGCGACAAGAGCTGCACCAAGTAGCACGATTGCAGCGACTACCAAGCCGATCGGGTTGGCAGCCAACGTTATGTTGAACGCGGTCTGCAAAAACGCCGCGGTTTTGATCGCCACGTTGTAAGCGATAATGGCGGCCGACAGGGTGCCGATGACTCCTGCCAGGATGATTACAACGTCGGCGTTTTCTTCGACGGCTTGCGCCATCTTTGTAATGATCGGTACCAGTCGCTCGAGCAATGGCAGAACGGCTGCGCCAATGCTTTCTTGCATCTCGGCAAACGCAATCTGCATTTTTGCCATGCCGCCTTCAGCGGTTTCGGTAAATGCTTGGTTTGCGCCACCGAACGTGCCACCCAGCACGCTGATGATCGTTTCCATGTCGGCACCCTCACGAATAAGGTTTGCCATTTCAGGGGTGAGCGATCGTAGGGCCTTGTAGTTGCCTTCGTACGCTTTAGCGAGGCTGTCGGCGACGGTGGTGGCGTCGATTCCGGTTGCGCGACTGATGTCAAGCACAAGCGACATTTGGGATTGAGCTTCGTTGATGTCTTTTGTGCCACGGACAAGTGCAGCGAATGCGGGGCGCAGTACGTCGTCAGCGACCGCGGCCTGGCGTGACATTGCGCTAATCGCTTTTTCAATTTCGGCGATTTGTTCTTGTCCGGCACCTGTCGAGTTTTGTAGCTGTACGGCGAGTGCGGCTTGTGCGGCCTCATCTTCGGCGGCGGCTTTGGCGGCCATGCCGAGCCCGGCAGCGAGTGCGCCCGCGGCTGCGATCGCAGGCACAAATGCTTTTTCCATGCCGTAGCCGACCTTTTCTGAGGTCGTTTCAAGGCTGTTGAATTCTTTTTTGGCGCGCGCAATACCCTTGTCGTCAAACTCGCTGATGATGGGTATGCGAATGCTCATATTGCAGCAATTCTACGATTTATGTTGCCTGCAACGAGTTCAATTGACTTGACCATTTCTGATTGCACGTCAATCAAATTTGCGTCGGCGGCTGGCCACATAACGCGGGCAGGCGATCCCCACGCCAACGTGCTGAGCGATTGACCTAGACGGCTGTCATTAGCAAATTCAATGATTGACGCCGCGGGGTCTTTCTGAATGATCGTGACTACCCCATCGGTGCGACGGCCTGCGTCAACTTTGACCTGCACGCCACGTCGAGCTTTACGAGCATCCCAGGGCAATAACTGGCGACCGTTTTGTGACCAACGGTATTTCATGCCCGACAAGGCTTGTGCCGGGTATTTGGCTTGCGCCGCCACAATGATCGGGCTGGCAATCTGCTTAGCATCTTTGGCAAATTGTTTGCGAGCCTCAGGGTCAATTTTTCTGAGATCTTGCAGCATCTGTTCAACGCCTAATACTTCAACGGTTGCCATTAGCGGCCCCGCTTTGCTTGTTGCTGTTGCTGTTCAAGCACATAAAACACGGTCGTAAGATCGCGGGTATCAAACTCCACTTGCGGCGGCCAATAGCCCGTCATAACTAAGACCTCAGCGAGGGAGCGTCGCCAGGTGCCGCGATGGTAGGGGTTTCATCGGTGGTTTCCTCAATCGGGGTGATTTCCATGTCGGGGTGTTCTGCGACCCATTCACGCCACGTGCCGGGCACTTTGTCGCCAGCGAGTTTGCACAGGATGTATGCCCAGCAGCACATATCAACGAAACCGATGCCTTTGCCGTCTGCTGATCGGCGGTTTTCGGTTTTCTCCCACTCGACAATGGCAAGCATATTTGTGACCATCGTGCGTGGCTCACGCCCATCTTTGAGGTCAACTTTGAGTTTGACGCGCATTAGTTACCTTTCGTCGGGCAAGGCTCCGCCAATGCGGGCTTGCGGTTTTCGTTTTCAGCGCAGCCCGATTGGGCGGGCTGGATCATTACGGGGTCGCAACCTTGGCGAGAGTGCCACCCGTGAACGTCAGGTCGATCGTCGAGAGTTCGCCGAGCGATGCGTTGATTGGGGTGTGGCTTTCAAGGTATGCCCCGGTGAGGGTGTAGGACGGGTTGGTCGACGAGACTGCGCCTGATCCTGGCTTCAGCACGAGCGTGGTGGTTGTGCCGACCAAGCTGTAGACCGATACTTCGGTTTCGGTCGCTGCGTAGGACTGGTACAGCGTGACGGTGATGCTGTTGTTGGCGAGGCCACCCGTGTAGGTGCGGGCCGTTGAACCAAATGCGGTGTTTTCCAACGCTTCAACGGTGTAGGTGATGGTTGCGGCGGTGCATTGGTCGCTGAGATCGACGCTGTTGATCGTGACGCTTGGGTTTGACAGATAGACGCTGGTTGCCATGGCTTAGTTCTCCTCTGGTGCTTCTTTGACTTTAGACGACTTCTTTGGTTTGTCGGTGGATATGAGGCCACCGTCGATGAGTGCTTGCACGTTGATGCCGTCGGCTGGCTCAAACTTGTCGCCTGGTGTTCCGAGGCGGGGGCTGACGATGATGTACATGGGGTCTCCTAGCTGGTTTGGGCTTGCATGGTGACGGTGAGATCGTAGGCAGGCAGGATTGAGCCGCCAATGTCAATAACGGTTGGTCGGCCCCCGGTGACGGCCACGTTTTTTGCTAACAGCATGGCGCAGATGTTCAGTAGCGATCGCTGCGCGTCAAGGTTGGCGGGGCCGAGCGTCAACACCTTGACCGGAAAGGTGAGCTTGACGATGTTGTAGTTCCAGCTCTCCCACGATGGTGCGTCAATAAAGGCACACGGCGGGACGATGTTGCGCGGATCGTTGACAACTTGTAGCCCTGTGATGGTTTGCAGGGTTGCGGTTAGATCGTCGATGGCCTCGTTGAACAGGTCGGTGTATGCGGGTACGGGCATTACGCCACCTGTGGGCGGTCAATCCCCAACAGCTGCTTTACCATCCCGGACAGGCCGACGACTGGGGCGGTTGCCATGCCGTCAAACGATGCGAACTGATCCATTGACCCGCGCTGACGGTACAAGGCACCACCGTACATGATCGTTCCAAGGGTGACGTCGCTTGATGGGCTGGTGCTGACGCTGTCAATGTATCCGGCTTCTTGGCGGCGTCGATAGCAGAACTGGTTGGCGGCTGCGGCGCATTGCGTCAAAAACGCTGCGTCGCCTGCGGTTGCGGTGCCGATACCTAGCCAATCTTCAATGTTGGTTGCGGTGATCCACGTGCAGACGGGTGTGTATGCGAGCGACCCGGTGGATGCGACACGATCAACGTTGCTAGCGGTCTTGGCGTACAGCACCTGGTTTTGGATTGGTACCTGGTAGTCGTACATCAGGTCGCCCTCGGTGTCAATACCTAGGTACAGGTATTGCGGAAGCGCGTAAATGGTGTATGAGCCGTTGAACGTTGCGTCGACGCCTGTGACGGTGATCGCGCCGCCTACAACTACCTCGGAGGGGGTGAGAAGTTGTAGGACGGCGTAATCGTCCAGTAAGTACTTGTGTGTGACCGTGTAGGTGGCCATTTTGTGGGCCTACCTTTCAGATCACGGGCTGACGGTGATGGACTTGACGAGGTCGCTGTCGGCGATGAACGTTGCGACGTACCCGTAGTACGAGAACGTGCGTCCGAGGGTGCTTGGCACCTCAACCGACATGAGGCCGCGTACCTGCTCGTAAAACTCGATTGCGGAGCCCTTGGCGACCACCATCGTGTT